CCTTCTGCGTATGTTGGTACCATACCGCCTTGATTTGCATATAGTCTAAGTCCAGAGTCTTCGTTTATTACATCTTCAATGCCTGAGTCTAATTCAGGATCTAAAAGGTTAAGTGTTTCATCAGGGTCATATGCTTCTGCTTCTTTCATCTGGTCGTAAGTAAATGTTTCTGGTTCAATACCTGAACCTAATACAGTCAATCCGGCTAAACCTAATTTACCGTAACCCATTACGGAATCGCCACCACCTAGTTCAGTTGCAATATCAGAGAAACCATAATCAGTACCAAATTGAGCCGTTGGGACATTAACGTTTTTAGTTGCTGTTGCCATAAAGTTGGGACTATATGCTTGATTAACTGTTGCGCCCTGAGAAACTCCTGTAGTTCCAATATTAGGGTAAGAGCGTGCTAGTGAGGTAGGAGTAGCCCCTGCCATAGGATTAGCAATACTGGACGTTCCAAATACACCTGGAGCATTAATTTGACCCATGTTAGCGCCAAGTTGTCCTGTAGTTCCTGTTATACCTGAATTAATTCCCGCACCCGCTTGTTGCATTACTTGATCTTGTGCTACTTTATTAAACGCGGCATCTGTTAGAGTTCCTTGAGCGGCTTCTTTTGCAGCAGTTGCTGCACTAAACATTTCGCCACCAGCATAACCGCCAAGACCACCCATTACGCCACTAGTAAGAACATCTCCACCTGATAACGCAGCAATACCTGCACCTGTCAAAGCACCTGCGGCAATAGCTCCACCAGCAGCTGACATTCCAAATGATCCTGCTAAAGCTGGACCGCCAAAATACCCTGCGGCGATGGGTGCTGCTGTTGCTAAGATGCTTCCTAATGACATAATAAATCCTATTTATTTAAGTTGTATAATACCACGTAATATGCTACGTATAAACCGTTTTATACGGCTTCGGCTCCTGATATAGTGATACTTAAGTTAGTCCCATTTGACAAAACTTGTATAGTATCTCCGGGGTCTGTTATCTGTAGTCCTGACCAATGTAAATACTCTTGTTTAGCTACTGAATACTCATCAATAATGACATTACCAAAACTTGCAACGCCCCCTGCTTGAACAATATGAATACTAATAAGTCCAGCAGCACCTGATGCACCGCTATGATTAGTTACCATAATATCTTTTATATAAGCTCTTGTATTCGCAGGTGTCTCATACACAATAGCCATCGTAGCAGTTACGTTTGACCTTGCTAGTTTTTTACCTGTTAAGTCTTGAAATTCTCCTGACATTATATTCCCATCCAATGCATTACATTGTTAGTGTGTAAGTTTTTAATCTCATCTAAGTGTGCTTTATCTAGTTGTGCAAAGTATAACCTTAGTTGATTCTGTAATTGGTTCTGTTGGTCTTCACTATATTCTATTCTAGGAAGTGCTAAGTTAGGTGCTTTAGGTTGTACGACGTGTGCCATTATCTCATTCTCCCACGAGTCTTACCACGTTGAGCTATACCGTCTCTGCCTTTAGCCTTTTTAATTCTACCATCTCTCGGTTTTTTAGCTTTGACTGAACCACCTTTTTTCATAGTTCGTGTGTTCATTGAGCCTAGTTTTTTTATATTTAATGGTTTTTGAGAGCCTATTGTATTATTACCATACATCAGTGTGTTCATCAATTTTCGCCCTTCTGGTGAGTCTTCTGCCATTTTTCTACCAAAAAGTCGAAGGAGCCTCTCCAGACCTGAACCTTTCATTTTGTCTCGTTCTAGCCTTCTATAAAACTGTTCATCGTTTTTCCAATTACTAGGAACATTAACACTTTGATCAAATGATTCGCCAAACCTCGTGTTTAAGCTTCTTAGTTTATCTGGGTTTAATGATTTTAATTTTTTTATGTTCATTGCTTTTTTATCTTCAGCCATATTATCCTCTCATTCCATCTGGTTTAGCATCGACTCTAGTATCGCCGAGTTGCCACTGTGTGCCTACAGTATCTGATGATATTTTAAAATTCATTTGTCGGCCTCGTGCTCTTATAAATACTTGATTTGTATACTGATCTATTGTTGTAGCACTTGTAGTAACACCCCTAGTTAATGTTGTCCCCGCCACATCAGTTGTTTGTGTTGCGGCTCCTGGAAACTTAGTGACTGCAACTGCCATATCGACTGCAGGAATAAGTGTTGCTCCTGTCACAGGATTGACTGTTTGCGATGCAGTAAAGTCCACATCAGGTATTACTTTCTTAGTCAGCATATAAAACTCACCATCAGCTATATCCATAAAGGCTGACTCTATGAAAGAATTTATAGCCAGAGGTGCTGCACCTGAAGGCTGTCCATCATTAGGGCCTTTCTCATGTGAGTATAAGTATCCACCAGAAGTAGCTAGTGCATATTCGTTAACTCCTGCATCTACCCAAGTTGTTCTGTTAAGTTGCCCATAATACCAAATATCATCACGGTAGTTGTAGATTACATAACGATCAATTGTAACCGAAGGTGTTGCTCCACCAGAACAATAGAACCATACGACCTCATTAAATTCTTTATTAGTACCACTGTGAATAAGTTGAGCTTGTTCTCTATTAATATCTTCAAATATATATCTGAGTAATGGGCATTTAAGAACATTAACTCGACCATCATATACAAAGAAGTTATCCGTTCCCATCCAATACATATTGTTGTTAACACTTGCCCAAGCATTAGGGCCCATAATGTTAGTGTCATTAGATAAAAGTTGTAATCCAAACACTTCAGCCGTACCTAAAAATTGTAGTGTACTTAGTGAAGTATCAGTCCATATAAGAGTTTCTTGTCTTACGTTAGCACCGGTAACAATTTTAGAACCTTCTTTAACAAATAAGAACCCTGCGCTATTAGCAAGTTCAGGTTTCCATACTTCTGGTTTAGGACCTATGTCTGCATTAACATCAGCAAACCTAATTATCATTGGATCAAATGTACCTGCAGTATAAGAGATAGATTGATAACTTCCTGCAACAGAAGCAGGGGACGTAGTAGACGCTAATAGTGTGTACGTAAAAGTCGTTGTGCTTGTTACTGTAATTTGATATGTGCCTGAGTAAGCAGTTGTCGTTTGACCAAAAAGATACACATAATCATTAGTAGCTAGCCCATGAGCTGACGCAGTAGTTACTGTGGCTGTTGTTCCAGTACTTGTAATACTTGAAATAGTAATACCTGCGGTAGATGTTTCGCTATATCCACTACAACCTAAAGATAGTAAATGACCGCTAGGCGCAAAAAGTATTTTTTCATTTTCAGCCGGTACAGCAATTGAACCAGCTAAAGAACTTAGTAATACCGCTCTATTATTAAAACTTGCATTATAAGTCCAGTAATAAATAGCTCCTTGATTATTTAGATTAAAGATTAAGTCATTGTTAAAGTTGTCCATAAACACTAATCGTACATCTACGATAGCTGGAAGAACTGAAGCACCACCCCATGTTCCTCGACCCCATGTTCCTGCACCCCAACCATATCCTGCAATGGAAGAGTCAGCTCCAATATTAATTTGAAAAGCTGCAGTAATTCCTGTACCACCACCGGTAGCGGCAGAAGTAGCAGTGCCTGCTGTTTGGATAGTAAATGTATTAGCATTGATAACGGTTACTTCAAATTCTAAATTAAGTTGTGGGGCTGTAATACCACCAACTGCAACTGCGCTAGTAAAAGTAACGAAGTCTCCTGTAGTAGCTCCATGACCTGCAAGTGTAACTAAAACTTGACCCTCAGTACCTGTAGTAGTATTAGTAGTAAAACAATTATCTGTAGAAGGAGTAGTTGAAGTAGTAAATGTAGCTCGTATAGGAGTTATATCGTAAAGAGTTGTACCAGCACGAATATAGATTTTTTTAGTTGTTGCTAAACCTGCAATAGCTGCACCTGTATCTATAGCATAAACAAATAGTTTGACTGCTTCTCCTACATAGGGAGTAAAAGTAGCTGCTTCCCAGCCTCCTATTTTTTCAGGAAAACCTTCTCTAAACCGTATCATGTCGCCATCATACCAACCGCCCATTTGGGCTAAATCAGTTTTATCTCGGTTTATGCCAGGTCTAAATTTTAATTTACTAAGCGGCATACTTTATCCTTTTGACATAAATAGCGCATGTTCTGCTATTCGTCTTCTAATTAATCCTTTAAGCTTTCGCCCCCCGGCATAGCAATACTTCAAAAGAACTTCACCAGCTCTCTTTTTATCACCACGCACAAAAGCCGAACGAACTGTACTCCTTTGAAAGCATCCCAAGCCAAGATTAAAGCTAAAGCTAACGAGAGCATCAAACTCAGACTGTGTTGGTTGTTTAGGATGTAATAGCCGAGTAACTCCATTTTCATATTTTATTAAGTCTTTTTTTAATAGGCTCTCTATTTCGTTATCTGAAAGAGTGCAATCCCATGAAGAGTGTAGTTTATCATCATAACTAATAAGATGACCAACGCCGATAGTCCAATAGCCACCAGGGCATTTATAAGGGGTTGAATGTACTCCTTCAAAATGTTTTATAAGGTCTATACCTTTTTCTGATATATTCACTTATTTTTGCCAATGTCTAGACCCAAACCAAAAGCCAATAATGGATGCTAAAATAGCCATTTCTTCATTACTAAATACAATCCGCATAGCTTCAGCGTAATTAGCGCCAGATGAAATAGCCCAATACAATCCTACAAAATCGACCACCAAAAGAATAATAACAAAAACATAGGTGATAATGGGGCGAACACTAGCACGAAGATTAATAACCCAAGTAGATGCCCCTTCCGCAGACGCTTCGTCATTTTTATATAGAGCCACTCTTTCTTGAGTGTATGTATCCATACTAACTTGGTCTGTTTTAAGCTCTTCAATTTTTTCTTGAGAGGCAAATCCTTTCTCAGCCATTGCGAGACTTCTTCGCATTTCAATTTCTGCCATTTCTCGCTCATGTTTCTGATCGCCTTTTTGTTCAAAAAACTTTAATACATTAGGTAATCCTGATGTAGCAAAGCCTAATACTGCTGATAAGACTGATAACATAATTTAAGTCCTTTTATTTTTAGCCATCTATTGCTGCGTTTACCGCTTTCATATCTTCATTTGTCCAATAGTCTTTAGCTACCATGATCTCAAGATGTTCTACATTTCTAGAGATACAATCTTCTACTTCTTCGTCAGTCATATCTTCAGGTGGGTTAGTTCTCATCTCATCAATCAAGTTAACAGAATCCTGCATTGCAGAATAGTGTTGTGCTATTTCTTCTTCTGTTTCTACTTCTGTTGTTTCGATTTCGTCAGTCATTTTAGTTTCCTTGTTTTGGTTTTAATTTAAGTTTGTAATTCCTCATCTGTTGGTTTAGCTAAAGTAGGATGATTCCATTCTTTGATATATGCTCCTTTACCATTGCTATCATCATGAATAGATATTGTTCCCCCAATGGGTTCAAAATCTTCATCAGTTAATTCTGGATATAGTGCTATTATTTTTTGTTGTAATGTCATTATGCTGCCCTCACTAACGAACCTGAAAAATTAGAAGTTGCTTGACTTCCTGCTTGAGTTGATAAAGCTCCACCGCCAGACCTTTGATATATAACAGATTCTACATAATCAGAAGAACCATTCATATATAATATTCCTGAAACATTAGAACAAGACCCAACAGATGCAAATTTAGTTTGTCCATTTGAACCTATAAGAACCTCAGTACCATTTTGTTTGATATTACAAAACCATACTTCTGTATTAGCCGAACCTCCTGATTGAACATGAGCATTAAATTGATAATATCCAGCTACTGTAGGTGTAAATCTGTAAGTACCAGTATCATAATTAGAGTTTGTATCAAATATTTCTGTATTAAATGCAATAGTAGTAGCTGTGTTATCAGCAATAGATTGTGTTGCACTAGCTCTAGCACTAAACGCTGGCATAGCTCCACCATAAATAACATCACCATTACCCATTCTAACTTTAGTAGCACTACCATTACCTAATGTTATTTCATTAGATACAGTAGCTGATGATGCTTCTGCATCGTAGCCTAGTAGTGTGTTGTTAGAGCCAGTTGTTGTTGTATTTCCTGCATTTCTACCAACACCTGTATTATAATTGCCTGTAGTAACTTGATTTAAAGCTGCGTTACCAAGGGCTGCATTTTCTGCACCTGTGGTTGTTGCTATCATTGCTGAATCACCTACTGCAACATTTTTACCTCCAGCACCTGCTTGAACACCTAATGCGTTCCACCCGATTGCTGTAGTTTCACTTGCAGTAGTATTTGCATCTAAAGCATTAAAACCTACGGCTACATTACGAGTTCCTGTAGTATTAGCAGTTAGAGCAGCTTTTCCAACTGCTGTATTGCTACTAGCAGTAGTATTTGCAAAAAGAGCATTAATCCCTACAGCTGTATTGTCAGCACCCGATAAATTACCAGATAAAGCTTGAAAACCTAAAGCAGTACCACCTGCTCCTGTAGTATTTGCATCTAATGCACCATATCCAACTCCAGTATTATAACTAGCTGTTGTATTAGCTGTTAAAGAATTGTAGCCTACTGCTACATTATTAGCACCAGTAGTAGTTGCATATAAAGCTCTTGAACCTACAGCAGTATTATTTGCACCTGTAGTATTTAAACTTAAAGCAATACGACCAAATGCTGAATTATGTGTGGCTGTGGTGGTATCTGCCATAGCACCTGAACCCATTGCTGTGTTGTAAGAACCTGTACTTGTACTTAAAGCACTCTTGCCGACTGCTGTAAGTTCAGTACCAGTAATGTTAGCATCTAACGCTAAAGTACCAACTGCTGTATTAGCAGAGCCTGTAGTATTAGAAAGTAAAGCACTATGCCCTACTGCTACATTGTTACTTGCTGTTGTATTAGCTTTTAAAGCATTTAATCCTAATGCAGTATTTAAACCACCAGTAGTATTTTTATTAAGTGCTTGGTGTCCATAGGCACTATTGTTTGTTCCAGTTGTATTAGTTTGCATAGCTTTATCACCAACTGCTGTGTTAAAACTAGCTGTAGTATTAGAAAGTAAAGAACTTGCACCTACAGCAGTGTTATTAGTACCTGTTGTATTTGCACCTAAAGACTCATTACCTATAGCTGTATTGTTTTCACCTGTAGTATTTGCATCTGCAGCATTTCTACCTATAAATACATTAACACCACCTGTAGTATTACTTGCTCCTGCATTAATTCCAATTGCTACATTATTAGTGCCTGTAGTATTATTTGTTAAAGATTGATACCCTACTGCGGTATTGTTAGCACCAGTTAGTGAATCTTTCATGGACTCAAAACCTAAAGCTGTATTATTATCCCCAGTTGTATTAGTAGGTAATGATTGATGTCCTAATGCTGTATTATTAGAGCCTGTAGTATTGTCTTCCAGAGAGCTTTTACCAACTCCTGTGAGATTAGAACCAGTAGTGTTAACATATAAAGCAGAAGAACCTACTGCAGTATTGCTTTGTCCTGAAGTATTAGTTGTTAAAGCATTTGCACCTACAGCAACATTGTTTATTCCAGTTACCGCTGCATCTAAAGCATTAACACCAAGAACTGTATTTGATGCAACTGAATTAGCGCCTTTACCAACAGTAACTCCGTTGACTGTAATGTCACTAGCAAAAGTATACGCTGCTGATGAATAGTCTGCGGCTTCAACTACGTTTGTCCCATCTTGATATAAAGATGCAGATTTACCTGCAGGTACTAAAATACCTGATCCACTAGCAGTTTTTACTGTAATGGCTGTAGTTGATGAGTTTTTAATGTAATAGTTTTTACCGCCAGTTAATGTAGGAACAATTAAATTTGATGCTCCACCAGCACTACCTGTAAGGTTTAGGCGTAAGTGACGAGCTACTTGAGTCGCATTTGAATCTGTTAGCGCAAGCGTTAAATTAGAAGCTGTGACTGCTTGATTAACAGTTCCAACAATTGCTTCTTCTAAAGCGGTTCCTAAGTTAGTATTGGTCGTGTTTCCCCAAGTACCATCTTGCTCTCCAGTTCCTATGAGTTCTATCTTTAAATTTGAATATGTTGACATATTGTTTCCTTATCCTGTAACTACCGTTGTCCAATCAGGTACTTGAGTAGTGTCTATTATAACCCATTCTGGGTCTTGAGTAGTGTCTATTATAACCCAGTTCGGGCTGTTAACTAGAGGTCTAAAACCTTGTAATACTAATGCGCCACTAGGTGGTGTTGTTACTATTCCCCGTATTAAAATTGGTGCTACTCCAGCTAATGCTAATGCTCCACTATCTGGTCTTACTACAAGCCCATCTAATACAATAGGAGCAACTCCTGCTAATACTAATGCTCCTACACTCGGAGTTATTATTCTTCCTTCAGTAACAATCGGTGCTACTCCAGCTAAGGCTAAAGCCCCTACACTCGGAGTTATTATTCTTCCTCTTACTAAACTTGGTGCGATCCCTGCTGCTACCAACGCTCC